ATGGGCTTTTTCGAGCCTGAGGCTGAGGGCGGTGAGTATCAGGGCGACGATAAGGACACTGACGGCAATATGGTTTCCGAGTTTGCCCCCGGAACGATGGAAACACTGCCCATGGGCGTGACGTTCAAGCCCTTCGACCCAGGCAACCCGTCCTCGAATTTTAAGGATTTCATGAAGACCATGCTTAGGGGTGCCGCATCCGGCCTCAACGTTGCTTACAACACGCTGGCAAACGACTTGGAAGGCGTTAATTTTTCATCCATCCGGTCCGGTGTCCTTGAGGAGCGTGAGAACTGGAGAGCCGCCCAACGCTGGGTTATCCAACATTTTCATGAAGAGCTGTTTGGTGACTGGCTGACCATGGCCCTACTTAGTGGTCAGGTCAATCTGCCGATGGCGAAGTTTGAAAAATTCAACCGGGCTGACTGGCAACCGCGTGGATGGTCGTGGGTGGATCCCAAAAAGGACGTGGAATCCAATGTAATCGCGATCAACAACAAACTCAAATCCCATACTGAAATTGTGGCGGAACAAGGCAAAGACCTCGAGGATGTGCTGAACCAGATCAAGGCTGATGAAGAGCTGGCCGCGCAGATCGGAGTCGATTTGAAAGCTGTTGTGGAACCCAAAAAAACCGAAGAACCAAAAGAAGAGGACACAAAAGATGAGAATTAAAACTGGAAAACTTCACCGCGAGGCCGCATTCGACCGGGCAACCGTCAACGCAGAAAGCCGGACGGTGGAGTTGTCCTTTTCATCAGAAGATCCCTATGAAAGATATTTTGGGATTGAGATCCTGGACCATAGCCCTGAAGCCGTGAGGCTGAAACGCATCAAGAGCAGCGGACCGTTGCTTATGGATCACAACTCGCGTGACCAGATTGGAATAATCGAGAATGTAACAATCGGCGAAGACCGCAAAGGGCGGGCGACAGTGCGTTTTGGGAAAAGTGCACGCGCCGAGGAAGTTTTTCAAGATGTGCTGGACGGTATCCGCGGAAATGTGTCCGTCGGGTACATCATCCACACCATGAAACAAGAGGAAGTTAATAAAGACGCGCCGGACGTGTTCCGCGCCATGGACTGGGAACCGCTGGAAGTCAGCCTGGTTTCCGTCCCTGCGGATATTACCGTGGGCGTCGGTCGAGATAACCAAAACGATTACGAAACAGAAGTGATCGACAACCAAGAGGACAAAGAAATGCTTATTGAAAAAAAGAATTTTGAAAATTTAGACGCTGACAAAGGCGACGCGGCAGGTGCTGCTGCTGCTCCTACCGTCGCTCCCCCTCCGGTGGTAACACCGGAAGCTCGCCAGGTTGAGACTGTCAACGTGGATAAAATCGTCGAAGAAGCCACGCGATTGGAGCAGGAACGTATCCGGGAAATCACTTCCATCGGCAGCAAAATGGGTCAGCAGACCTTGGCGGAGACGGCCATCAGTTCCGGTATGTCTCTCGACCAATTCCGCGGCCAGGTGCTGGACGGCATGAAACCCAATTCGGAAGTGAGCACCACGGACCCGAGCATCGGACTGACCAAAAAAGAGTCTTCCGATTTCTCCATTATCCGCGCCATCAACTCCATTCTCTCTAAGGGCGATTTGTCTCTCGCTCCGTTTGAGAAAGAAGCCTCTCGAGCGGTGGAAAAGAAGATGGGGAAAAGCGAGGAAGAGCGCCGGTTCAGCGTGCCTTTTGATGTCCTGACTCACAAGCGCGACCTGGTGTCCAACATCGATCCTTCCGGGGGTTACCTGGTGGGCGTTGGAGCACAGGGGCAGTCCTTCATTGAGCTGCTACGCAACAGCATGATGGTCAACCAGATGGGGGCGCGGATTCTGGACGGTCTGGTCGGGGATGTATCAATCCCGAAGCAATCCGGAGGTGCCACGGCTTACTGGGTGGATGAGCAGGAGGCGCCGACGGAAAGCCAGCAGTCTTTCGGTCAGGTCTCCATGTCTCCAAAAACCATCGGAGCGTATACCGACATCTCGCGGCGACTGTTGTTACAGTCCAGCCTTGATATTGAGAGTTTCGTTCGTCAGGACCTGGCGACTGTGATTGCTCTTGCCATGGACCTGGCTGCTATCAACGGCGCTGGAGTCAACGGCGAGCCGAAAGGCATTTTGAATGTCACAGGCATCGGCAGTGTAGCTGGCGGCACCAACGGGGCAGTTCCGACCTGGGCCCATATCGTTGATCTGGAAAAGGAAGTCTCCAAAGACAACGCGCTTATGGGAACCATGGGCTACCTGTCAAATTCCGACATCGTTGGTAAGATGAAACAGACCGTTAAGGCAACTAATACCGGCCTGTTTATCATGACCGGTCCCAACGGACAGGACGGCTTCCAGGAAATGAACGGCTATCGAGTAGGCGTTTCCAACCAGGTGCCGAACAACCTGACCAAAGGTTCCGGAACAGACCTGTCTGCCATCATCTTCGGCAATTGGGCTGATCTGATGATCGGTTACTGGGGCTCTGCGGATGTCCAGGTTGATCCATATACTGGCGGGTTGGCGGGCACGGTTCGTGTTCGAATCCTGCGAGATACGGACATCCAGGTGCGTCACGCTGAGTCGTTTGCATCGATGCAGGACGCAATCACAGTTTAATCTTTTAACCTTGGTGGGGCGGTTGACCGTCCCTTCCTTGAACCTCTGAGGTAACAATGAAAGTTAAATTTTTGCGAAATGTATCAGCGGCTGGCATTCATTATGAGGCCGGCTCGGAAAGTGAACTGCCGGAGAGTCAGGCGAAAACCCTGATCACCATGAATAAGGCCGCAATGTGTATGGAACCGGCTCCTCAGCTTGTTAAACCGGCTGATCAACCCAAACCCAAACTGGAAACCCGCAAGGGGGACCGATTCAAGAATAAGGAGAAGTAAATTATGAATTACCCTGCAAAAGATTTAATCAACGCCCTCGGTGTCTCGATGGATGTGGCTTCCCAGGTTTTAACTGCTGACGCGAACGGGGCCGGGGTTGATCTTATTGACCACGAGTCCTGCATGTTTGTCGGTCTGATCGGTGCCAGCGGCGACACCTTGAGCGGCTCCGTATATCTGGAGCTCGAGATCGAGGAAAGCGTGGACAACTCGACCTGGACGGATGCGGCTGACGCGGATGTCCGTGACGTTGTAGTCGGCACCAACCCCGGCACCTTCGCTTTGATCGACGATCCTGCAGAGGATGTGTTGGTCTATAAGGCGCAGTATGTCGGAAAAAAACGGTATGCACGATGCGTGGTCAACCTCACGGGAACCCACACGAACGGCATCCCGGTTGCAGTCCTGGCCATTCGAGGCGGGAAGACGGAACAGCCATAAGATGGCCTTCGTTGAGAGTATGGATTATTTTTTTAATACGGATGACTTCGCCGAGACGGGGATCTATACCCCGTCCGGCGGGTCGCCGGTTAATATCAGCCTTATTTTCGACGACGAGTCCCAGTTCCAGCGCGTTGATGCGGGTGTGGACATCGAGGCAACGACACCAACTGCTCTCGTTAAATCTTCCGACGTTTCTGGGGTTGCCGAGGGAGACACTCTGACAATCCGTGGCGTTATTTATACGGTAGTCGGTGCACCGGTAAGAGACAGCAACAACTCAATATATAAGTTACAACTGAAAGGACCTTAACCATGGTTGGCACAGTGACTTTTCAAAGAAAACAGGCAGGACCCAGGCAAAGAATTGTTTTCGACTGGATTTCAGACGCATCTGGGAACGCAGATGTTACGACGGGCGCCAAACTCACCGGCGCGGCTGTTCTCGCGATTTTTATACCGGACACGGTTGATGTCCCGACGACCCTTTACGATGTAACTATCACAGACGAAGACGGCGTTGACGTGTTGCAGAACCAGGGCCTTGACCGAAGCGTTGCAGTTATTGAAGAGCAGGCGGTCAGCTTCGGAAACGTGTTCAACTCGCTTTTGACTCTCAACGTTTCAAACGCAGGGAATGCAAAAAAAGGAAAAGTCATTTTAGAAATGGAATTCTAGCAAAGGTAGCTACACGCAAAAGGATATGTGAATGAAGTACCTAAACAGCTCGCAAGAACTATACCGTCGCGTAAAGAGAATTTACGACGTTGATCCGAATTTATTACCGGCGCAAGTCAAGACACTTTATGAGTCTCATTTCGGCGGCGGCGTGACGCCATTTTCTCCAGATCAACTGACGAATATTGTCGGCTTCCTTGACTCAAAATTCGGGATAACCTACAACGGCGTTGACATGGCAAGCTGGGCGAGCAGGAATGGCCTCCTGGCTGTTGCCGCACAGATCACAGCGTCGGCCCAACCTTTCGTTCAACCGGAAGCGCTTGGAGATGCTCCAGGCATCGAGTTTGACGGGTCTGAATTCCTTGAAATCCCCTACCATGCAGACTTGAACACCCAGGAATATACGGTTCTGGTGGTGGGACGTGAATTCAGACAAGCGACTTCCGGTTATTATACGACTAACCCCGGCTCATCTGTTAATAGCGGCGGGATGGGCATCTCCACCAACAACACAAGGCTCCTTCGGCATTATGTGTCTGATACGGTTACCAATGTAATAACAGAGGTTAGTGGGACCAAGGTCATCAATCAATGGAACGATTTCTACCAATTGAGACGAGCGGACAATACGGCCCAGTCTTTTTCTAATAGCATGGGGATAGCCAGCCCCAGTAAAGCAACGACTCTAGTTTATCCCGGAACTGACGTTATTCGGATTGGCCGAATATACGGCGGAACTGCAGCGCTTGAAATAGTAGGGCAGATTCGCGGAATAATTGTAGTTAAGAGTGAATTAACCGGCGACGATTTGACCAATACCCTCGCATGGGTCGCAGCCAATTGGCTTAATACCGAATGGACTCAGATCATTTTCTTTGGCCTCAGTACGAACGCCGTTGCCTCCGGGAATACAATCGCCTGTAATGGGCTGGGTGCTTCCTCGTATTCTGAGGGTGCCATCGGCCATTTGTTCTTGAAAGGTGATGGGGTCGTAGAGTTTACCAGCCAGGGAATAACGTCTGGGACAAGCCGTAATATAATGGGCTTATCAAGAGACGATCCAGACTTCAATTATACATCGATAGATTTTGGCCTTCAGAATAATGATGCGACTGGCTTCCCGTGGGAAAATAACAGCGCGAAGACTGACACCGGCGCGGTTTCCATAACCGGTGATCGATGGTCGATTGAAGTCGCTTCAAACGTTGTGACCTATAAAAGGAATGGTGTCACATGGTATACGTCGCTCAATACCCCGTCATATCCGCTGATTCTTGACTGCTCTATGTTCGGGACAAGAACGGTTGAGATGAGAAACGTTCGGGTGAAGGGTTCGGGATGGGAAATAAACCCGGAGCGGTATGGAACGGTACTATATCATTTTGACGCGAATTTAAATATTACGTTGAACGGCGCCGACATTTCAGCTTATGGGGATAGCAGCCTTCGGTTGGAAGATATCTCGATGGGCGTTGCCGCAAACCAACCCTTATACAATTCGGCGGACGCTGACTTCAACGGCCATGCCTCCTTGGAGTATGACGGCGCAACCGAGTATCTCCAACGGGGAACATTCTTTGCTGG